TCCTGGCCATGATCTTCGATATGCACTCAGTGGTGATAGAATGGCGAATATGGGATGGACACCTCAACCTGTTGAGAAAAGACTTGAGGAAGTAGTACATTGGACATTAGAAAATAAAAGGTGGCTTGACATATGAATTGGGAAACATTTATAGAACAAAACTATGAGCATGCTTGCAATACAAAAACTGATATTGATGAGCATCTGCCAATCCTAAGAGCATTAGGTGACCAATGCGACCATATTACAGAAATGGGTGTTAGGTTTGGTGCAAGTTCAAAAGCATTCTTATGCTGTGATGTAACACTTATTTCATATGATATTGAATATAACGAACAAGTAAATAGGTTATTTGAAATTGCAAAAGATGCTGGTAAATCGGTTGAGTACATTATTCAAGATGTTCTTAAAACAGAAATTGTACCAACTGACTTGTTGTTTATTGATACATGGCACTCAAACGAGCAATTGAGACAAGAACTTGCATTGCACGGAAATCAAGCACAGAAATTTCTAGTGTTCCATGATACACAAACTTATGGTCTTCAAGATGAAAGTTGGAATAAGATTAAACCGAGTGAACCGGGGTGTGGTTTGTTACCTGCCATTATTGATTTTATAATTGAAAATCCGCATTGGCAATTCCATACACACCGAACAAATTGTAATGGACTGACTGTATTAGAGAGAAGATAATGATTGTAGATTGCTTTCCGTTTTTTGCACCGACAAATGAAGAAATACTATATTTAAGAGTTAACCTACTCAAAGATGTTGTTGATAAATTTATTATTGTTGAAAGTAACAAAACTCATAGTGGTGAACCTGTTGAGCGTCGGTTCCTTGAGATTGCTCGTAATCAAGGTTTGCCAATGGAAAAGATCATTTATATTGAGCATGATATTCCTGAAACTGAAGATTTAAAAACATTAGCAATTGATAGAATAAACGCAGGTACTAATAAAAATAATATTGATTCATTATATGCAAGAGCACGTGAGCGTTTACAAAAAGATGCTTGTATCAATGCTTTTAATCAATTTAATGATGATGACGTTTTTATCTATGGTGATGCCGATGAGATTATCAATCCTCAGCATGTGGAATGGTTAGCAAACCTGTGCCGCGCCAATACATCCGTGATTTTAAAAATACCTCTTGTTTATTTACAAGGTCGTGCAGATCTGCGTGTCCATCACCGCAATGGTCAACCGCTCATTTGGATGCGTGCTATGTTCTTTGCAACAAAGGGACAGATATGGAAAAATGGTGGTTTTAATAATATTCGTTGTGGTAATATGCAGGATGATGTTAGATTTCCTATTCAAGATGGTAAAGTCATACAGGATCTTGGGTGGCATTTGGCATGGATGGGAACAAACGACCAACGTAATAAAAAAGCACGTTCATTTGCTCATGCCTTTGATAAATTCCAATGGATGAAGAAACAAGATGATTTTGTGAACGGTGGATACGAAAAACATTTCAATAGCAATGATCCAGTTGAAGGTGGTATTGCACCTGATGGAAATCCTGGGCATATATTGAAAAGATATCCTCTCGATAAATTACCAAAAATGCTACTTGATACTCCATACCTTAGTAAATTCTTTTTACCTGAAGTTGATATAATGAAAGAGTTTACGTTTAATCACTGTGTTTGTTATTGGTGCCAAAAATTGAATTGGCCTTTGATGTATGATCTTGACGGCGATGGTAAAAAGACATGGTTTGAAATACCACGGAGTTGTTCTGTCACAGTAAAAGAAAGTCATCCTAACCGCAAGCAAGTTAGCCAGGATGATCCTGAGTACAAAAATGCAAAAAAACCACTCATTATATTTACAGAACCTGTTGAAAGGTTTTTGTCTTGTATGAACGTATATCTTGTACCAGGTCAACGGTATTACGATTATGGTAAAGATATTTTTAAATCATTTGATGTTAATCTTGAAGATTGTACCAAACAAGAAAAGATTGATTATTTCTTTACACATTTAAATAAGGTGTGTTCTTATCATCAAGTACACCATTTCCATCCGCAAGTTAGATTTATTGATTTTGAAACATTTGATGAGTTTACGGTTATCAACAAACACGAAACAAGTAATTATCTTGGAACTGACCGTGTAATGAATAAAACAACAAAAGAAATAAATGAAAGCGATTTAACCAAAGATCAACTTGACTTCATACGTTGGGTTTATCGAGAAGATTACGAGTTCTTTAAAAATTATGGCTAAAAGAGATAACAGCGCAAAAGTAATTCAAAAATTACAATATGACATTGACCAGGAAAAAAAGCAAAAGGCAATATATCGTAAAGAGATTGATGAGCTTCGGCAACAAAAGATGATGTTATCGGAAACAATGGTTGCACTTGTGGATGATGATACATATTGGTCAGATGATGCTAAACAGTCTGGTATTATAAACCGTCTGAAAAAAGTGCTACAACAAACCAAATAACTATTGACATTACTAATAGAATCAGTTTATATTAGAATCATAACAAATATAAACTTGAGGTAGTAATGTTAAATTTTGTCAAAAATACACCGATCGCAGTAGCACAATCTGTTATCCGAATAATCCTTGTTCTAGGACTTGTAGTTGCTGCTAGCACAAGCCAAGCAAAAGCACAACGGATTGTTGGATTTAATCCATTAGAATTCCCTGAAGAGCACTGTCTTGCCTTAAATATTTACTACGAAGCACGAGGTAGTAACCTGGCAGATAAAGCAGCTGTTGCTGATGTTGTTCTAAATCGTATGAATGATACACGTTACCCAAATACAATTTGTGGTGTAGTACAAGACGGTTATGTCAAAGGTCGCCGTGATTGCCAGTTTAGCTGGTACTGTGACGGAAAATCTGATGTTCCCGCAGATCTTGACCGTTGGTCAGAAGCACAGAATATTGCGTTTGCAATGACAAAATGGAGTGAGTTCCGTGGCATCAGTGAAGGTGCAACTCATTATCATGCCGATTATGTACGTCCTTATTGGGCTTCAAGTCTACAACTTGTTGGTACAATCGGCCGTCACGTTTTTTACCGGTGGAATAAATAAATGATTGAAATAGTCGGAATATTCCGTGAAGAAGTAATTAAGAAAACATTCAAATGCCATTTAGATGCAGGCGAGTTTAGAGATTTTCTTGATGCTCAATACCCAATTAAAGTAATATGGAGAAAAATATAATGTCAGAAGAAAAATACGTTGTTGTTACATCAGTTTCTCAATTTAGAGTACGGCATGCTATTCCAATGAGTAAATTACAAGAACTCAATCCTGATATGCCTGTTGATCCCAAATGGGCTGAAGATACTGTTGTAATGAATGAAGTAAAAGAATTTTCACAAACTCATCTTGGTGATACTATTATGGATACGTTTGTTCTTGATGAAGAAAGAGTACTTCAACTGTTTGACCGTGATAATGATTATCTATCAGAATGGGATACAGAAAAGAAATTAAACTGGATCCATGATTGGAAGGAAAAACCACTGTGACCCATTCCGTCGAAGAACTATATGAAAAGATAAATGTATTATATAACAAAGGAATAGAATTACACCGTGAAAGGTACCGTGTAGCAGGTAGTTATGATGAAATACAATGTCAGTATATGGTTGACGATATAAAAGCATTGGCACGCGAGATTGAACATGGTCCTATTGATTTAAATAGAGATTTTAGTAAGTAAAATGGAACATAAAGAATTAACACCTGACTGTTGGGTGGTAATAAGATCAAATAATACAGAGCCTCCGCATTATAGATTGCTTGTAGGTTTTGAAGAAAAAGATGAATATAAAGTTAGCACAAAGATTGAATCCTGTGAATCTGTACAGAAAGATTATGTGTTTACAACCGACAAGGTAAAATATTTTTGTAATGACAAGAACCGTGGTTTAAGACCAGTTATTAACCACGTATATCTTTCAATGGTTGACTCAAGTCAGCATGACATAACATTAGTTAGAAACGATGAGGATTTCTCACTACTACATTATATGGAATAAAATATGAAAATTTTGATATGCGGCCATGGTTTCGTTGGTAAGGCTCACGGGTTATTTTTATCATCACACCATGATATTAAAGTGTATGATCCACAATTGGGTTATAAAGATACTACAGTATTTGATGATGCCGACGCAGTTATTATTGCCGTTTCCACTCCCGAAGGTGAAGATGGCCAATGCGATATGTCAAATGTGTATGACACAATCGAGCGCATTATGCCAGGAACACCTGTTCTTATAAAATCAACGGTCAGTCTTGAAGGTTGGCGGTTGATTAACCGTGCCTACCCAGATGAATTTATTACCTTTTCTCCTGAATACCTCCGAGCAGATTATGCTATGGAAGATTTTAAAAATCAAAAAAGTATAGCTGTAGGTGGCGGTGATGTTAATTTATGGGTTGGTATATTATCAGACTCATTAGAAATACGTGTTGATATTATGAACCCCGAGGTACTTATTTTAAACAAGTATTTTAGAAATGCGTTTTTGGCAATGAAAGTTGCCTTCTTTGAACAGATGTATGATATGGCGATTACGTCAGGTGTTGATCCGCACGAATTATTGGCAACTGTTTCAGATGATAAACGTATTGGTAAAAGTCATACATATATTAATACAAATGACCGAGGTTTCGGTGGTCATTGTTTCCCAAAAGATACATCAGCTTTATTGGCAACAGGCCATCAAATGGGTTACGACTTGTCCATCTTATCCGAGGCAATGCAATACAATGAAAGGTTGCGAAATGAGAAAAACATTATATGACAATATCTGTGAAGTCGTAAGTACACGGACCGATGTTATAGTTGAAGCTGAAGCCGATAATATGAGACCAGGAGTTTCATTTGAAGCATATGTAGCAAACAATAAAATTAAAATGAAATGGAACGGCAAGATTTACGTTGGTAATGTATCAGGTATGGAATTTACATCAACAGGACCTAAAGAACTATGAAGGTTGGGTTTACTGCATCGGCATTTGATTTACTCCACGCAGGACACGTTCAAATGTTAAGAGATGCAAAAGAACAGTGTGACTTTTTGATATGCGGATTGCAAATTGATCCGACAATAGACCGAACCGATAAGAATGCTCCTGTGCAAAATATAGTTGAAAGATATACACAATTAAAAGCAATTAGTTACGTTGATGAGATCATTCCGTATTTGACAGAATCAGATCTTTGTGATATATTATCAATGTACCATATAGATGTTCGTATTCTAGGTGTTGAGTACAAAGAAAAAGATTTCACAGGTAAAGACATATGCCGCAAACGTGGCATTGATTTATATTTTAATAAACGGGATCACCGTTTTAGCACAAGTGATTTAAGAAGGAGAGTTTGTAATGACTGACGGACCATTTAAAGCGGCGTTTGATGCAGACGTTGACGGTGTTATCCGTAGAGAAATTGTGTCTTATAGAATGAAAGATGGCAATATGGTTAAAGAAACCGCGTGCCGTGATTATTACCAATCTGGTGATTACCACGATAGCATATCAACACAACCGTTGGTGCAACGATGAGTGATGAGCAATGGCAAATAGATTCTGATATGCTGATTCAACTTCATAATACCGCAAGGATTATGGAACAATCCGATAATACGGCAGGTAATGAACTCCGACAAATTGCCGACCGTTTTAGTACACTAATTAAAAATGCACATAGTCGAAGACATTGGTGCAATGGGAATGAGAAATAATGTTTAAATTGTTTAAATCTAATACAGACGCAGAAATTGATTTTGAACAAGATGTATCAATGGTACCACAGATTGAAATAGTACCTGAGCCATCATTATCAGATATGCTCAAATTGGTTGAAGAACGTCTTGACCGTATTGAAAGTAAAATTGACAAACTACTCAATGAGTAAGGTTTGGTTAGGTATAAGTGAAGGTTTCCATGATGCCGGTGTAAGTATGATTTGGAACGGGCAAATATTGTCGGCAACTCATGCTGAACGGTTTAGTCGTAAAAAGAATGACCGTTGGGTTCATCCTATGCAGTATCCGCAAGGTATTAATAACGGATATGATAAGATTGCTTTTTATGAAAAACCTTGGTTGAAAACAACGCGTCAACTATGGGCAGGTCAAGGTTTAAAACCAAAACGTACTAAATACAACAAGTCATTCCATCACCATGAGTCTCATGCTGCCGCAGGGTTTTATACTTCAAAGTTTGATTCCTGTAATATTTTAGTTATTGATGCAATTGGTGAATGGGATACTGTTTCCGTTTGGAAAGCATGGACAAAGAACGGTATACCAAAAATGATTAAATTAAAATCATATAAGTATCCGTTTTCAGTTGGTTTGTTTTATTCAGCAATTACCAAATCAATTGGATTGAAGCCACAGGAAGATGAATATATTACCATGGGTATGGCAGCATACGGCGAGCCAATTTATACCGATGAGCTCAAAGAAATAATGCTACACAAAAATTGCCATAAAGGAATAGCGCAATTTCAATATGCAAAAGATGAAGATATTGCGGCATCAGCACAAAAGGTTGTTGAAGATTTCATTATTGAAATGGTAAAAGATTATTGCCCACACGAAAACCTGATTATGATGGGTGGTGTGGCATTGAATTGTGTTGCGAATACAAAGGTTGCTGAACTTGGTAAAAACATTTGGATTATGCCAAATCCTGGCGATTGCGGATCTTCATTGGGTGCCGCGGCACTAGGTTATGGAAAGAAATTGATATGGGAAGATCCATATCTTGGAACGGAGATTAAAAATGAAGTACAAATTAGTGGCGTTGTTCAGCATCTTATTGATAATTCCTATTGTGGTATTGCGAATGGCCGCGCTGAGTTTGGCCCTCGTGCCCTTGGCAATCGTAGCCTTATCGCTGACCCTCGACGAGATGTTAAAGATACCGTTAACGAAATTAAACGTAGACAAAAATTTCGACCCTTTGCACCTGCGATCCTGGAAGAATTTGCTAATGAATATTTCCAAGGACCAATGAATGAGTATATGCAATTTGTGGCACAAGCCAAACACGACTATAAATCTGTAACCCACGTTGATGGTTCAGCGCGTGTTCAAATTGTAAAACCAAACTGTAAATCTATATTACGCCCAATACTTGAGGAATGGTATAACAAGACAGGTTGTCCAATGTTATTGAATACGAGTTTAAATATTAAAGGTCAACCGATGGTTAATACTTGGGAACACGCATTAGAATTTGAAAAGAAATATAATGTCAAAGTCTTCTAAATATATTCTTGCTGCCGGTTGTAGTTATACTGACGAAAATTTTACCTCTGTATTTCATCCTGAATATGATACTTCATATAAAAAGTGGCCTGAGATAGTTGCTGATAAACTTGGTGTAATGCATAAGAACCTAGGTGCCTGTGGCGCAGGTAATGATTATATCACAAAGCAACTGACAATGGAAATACTTAAAAATCATAAAAACATTACTGCCGTTATGGTTGGATGGACTGAAATACATCGCTTTACTATCTTTGACTTTTATCGCTGTAATCCGTTCGCAACTGTTGCAAACCATAAAGTACCTTCTATGAAAACATATAAAAAATTTGAAACTTCTCAGGAAGAACGGGCATTGTTACCGTTCTATGATCTATTATATAGTTATGGTTTATTTGACAAACCAAGCAACGGTGGTAATACTCAAAACCTTTTCGTTTATATGGTGAGGCAACTTTTAGATGGCATGTTTCAAATACAAGAATTATGCTCTACCTTTAATATACCTTACATCGGTGGACAGCTATGCGGATATACTGACCGTGAAAAGTGGCACACGTTGTCAAAAATATATGGCGACATTCCGTTTTCAGAATCAGCATGGACAAGTATGTTTGGTGAATTAGAAGAACTGTGGAGACTTAAACCAAAAAACCATATTGGATATCCGTTTATGAAAACACTAGATGGTTATAGTATTAATAGTTTATTAACATACGACCAAGGTCATAAGGTTTCAAAGATAGACTCTCATCCAAATGAAAAAGGTCACCAACTTATAGCGGATTTATACTATGACAAATATAGAAAAACTTATTCTTAAATTAAAATTTAAATGGTTGTATTTTAAACTACGATTTAAAAAAGATACAATCAAAGATGAAGATGTAGACATTTACATATACGAGGCTGACGATGATTAGATATATTTTTGACGTTGATGGCACACTAACACCGAGCCGACAAAAGATGGACCGTAAGTTTAAAAAGTTCTTTTTGAAATTTATGGAAACTCATAAGGTGTGGATTGTAACAGGATCGGACTATGCCAAAACAAAGGAACAACTAGGTGCTGATATTACCGAAAATGTTGTTACTTGTTATAATTGTTCTGGCAACGAAACAAGGCATAAAGGACAAATTGTAAACGCATCAAATTGGAAAATATCAAATGAACAAATTAACTGGCTTTGTGTAAAACTTGCAGAAAGTCAATTTGTACTACGTACGGGCAAGCATATTGAACAGCGTAATGGTATGGTAAATTTTAGTGTCGTTGGTAGAAATGCCACACTCGGTGAACGTAAACTCTATATTGAATATGATAAGAAAACAAATGAAAGACGCAATCTTGCCAATAGCTTTAATTATGTTTTTGGATCAGAATCAATGGGTCTTCATGCCGTGATTGGCGGTGATACTGGATTAGACATATATCCTATCGGTAAAGATAAATCACAAATACTTCAAGATTTTAATGCTGATGATGATATACAGTTCTTTGGTGATAAAATGGATATCGGAGGTAATGATTATCCTTTGGCACGTGCTAATAAGGCAGGAACAAATCATCACGTTAAAGATTGGCGTGAAACTTGGGAGATACTAAAATGTTTACCATAGAAATAGACTGGGATGAAACTGCAGTTCAAGTATTAGATCAAAGTGGCCGTTATGAAGATGTTGAATATATTATCTATGAGGATATTGTTTACATTAGGCAATGGGATGAAGATCTTCAAAGATATAGTGTAATCGCTATGACTGCTGAAATGTTTAGGGATTTTGGTTTTGCCCTCGACTTACCTGAAGGTGCATACATAACAAAAAGGAAAGAAGATGATTGAAATTTACGGAACACCAACTTGCGGATATTGTTTGAGAGCAAAAAGACTTGCACAGTCTCACGATATTGCGACAGAATATAAAGATATAACCTTTACAAATTTTAGAGAGGAATTGCTTGAACGCAAATCTGATTATACAACGGTTCCTCAAATTTGGTGGCACGGAAAATATATTGGCGGTTATAATGAATTAGCTAATGAAATCGAGAACACGAGAAATTTTGGAGATGGTCCTTTTTAACTATTGACATTCCTGTTCTAATAGTGTAGATTAGAATCATCAAATAAAGGAATCATATTATGTCATATCAAGTTGAACTCGACATTTCATCAGAACCCACACACGGTGAGGTACTACAATTTGCAACCGAACACGGTTGTACCGCAACTCTATTGCAGGCAAACGGTCCTGCTGGCGGTAATCCACTTTACTTATTCCAATCTGAATCATTTGATATGCTTCAAGAATTGTTTGAACAAGTTATGGGCCATGGTCATGGCTTTGATGAAGAAGAAATTAAAACTATGTTTGTGGAGGTGTAATATGATTGAATGTATTATAATTGCTGAGCGCTTACGTTCCTTATCTCGTCGTGCTGATAATTTTGGCAAAACTCGTGAAGAGTTGATTGAAGAAATTGTTATGATTGCTGAAGATTATGAGGCACGTGCTGAACGCCTTGAAAAGCAAATGGAAATGGAGGCAGCTTAATGTCTATGCATATGATTCGTGGTGTACAAGTCCACGGTAATTCAAAAAAGAAACTAACACCACGTGATAAAAAAGCGGCGGTCGAGCATGAGAAATGGTTGGCAAAGATGGGTGTTGGTAAAACAAAGGCACGTAATACTAATACTATTCCTGATTATGACACAGGACCACGTATGACCTCTGATAAGGTTGCTGGTAACGGTGCTAAAAAGGAAGCAACACAATATACTGGTGATTATATTATCGGTATTGGTCAAATGCATAAATCTAACGGTGTTCCTATCACTCGTAAAGAAGATGCTGTTGCAATCGCAAGTATGAGGCGCTAATGAAACTTACAACTGATATGATTATTGATGATGAGTACATTATGTTTGGTGACAAAGTTACTCGTTTTGAGGTTGTGGATAATAAAGGCCGCGCCTATGCAAAACACCGTGTACAAGAGCTAAAGTTTCAACTACAAGATGATGGTAGAACACTTAAAGCATTTGTGCGATTTGAAGAAGAGGAGGAAATATCAATTGACTAAACTTATTTATGGAACAGCAATAGCATTTGCTCTGGTACTATCTAGTTGGTATTTGATCCACATTTGGTCGGATTGCCTTAATGAAAATTCAGTATTTACCTGTATGAGGATGTTAAGTAAATGAAGATAATTATGAATACCGAATCAATCTATAAACGTGATTCAAAACAAGCAATCCGTGTATGGTTTGGTGAAGTAGGAGTAGATGGTGATACCTATGGTTGGCGCAGTACAGCAGGTTTGTTGGACGGCAAAAAAGTCACGTCAGGTTGGAAAATAGTTGAGCAAAAAAATGTCGGTAAGGCAAATGAAACCTCACTTGAGGAACAGGCTGTATCTGAAATGAACTCAGACTATGATAAAAAACTTGAACGTGGCTATTTCAAAACCATTGCTGATATTGATAAATTCACTAAGATCAAACCAATGTTGGCTGCAAAGTATGAAGATGTTACAATTAACTTTGAAACTCAAAGATATTATACTCAACCAAAATTAGATGGTATTCGGTGTATTGCTCGAGCGGATGGATTGTGGTCTCGTGGGTTTAAAGAAATCATTAGTGTACCTCATATCCATGAAAGTTTAAAATGGTATTTTGATAAACATCCTGATGCTATTCTTGATGGTGAGTTATACAACCATGACCTCCGTGAAAACTTTAATAAGATCACATCGTTGGTCCGTAAAACAAAACCAGAACCTTTGGACATTAAAGACTCAAAAAGATTGGTAGAATATCACGTTTATGATCTAATCAGTTCAAATGAAGTATTTTCAAAACGAATTGATGAATTATGCCTATTGGAATTTGACCCGTGTATTCAAGTTGTTAAAACAGAAGAAGTACGTAGCTTTGAAGAAATTGACGCTAAATATGGTGGATACCTTGAAGCAGGTTACGAAGGACAAATGGTCCGTGCTGATGATGTTTACCAACAAAACAAACGGTCAAAGTTTTTACTTAAACGTAAAGAGTTTCTAACTGATGAGTTTACAGTTATCGGTGTTGAAGAAGGTAAAGGTAATTGGTCAGGACATATCAAACGGTTTATCCTTGAATTAAAAGATGGTACTCAATTTGGTGCAGGTGTACGTGGAAATCAAGCATTACTTAAAGAAATGTATAACAACAGTGATAAACCTAATTGGTGTACTTTACGTTACTTTGCACCAACACCTGACGGCATTCCAAGGTTTCCTGTAGTAATTGATTGGGGAAACGGCGTTCGTGAGGACTGACATAAATAACTCTATCAAAGGAGTTATACTATGTGGTTTCATAACGGTGAAGAATTTACCTCAGAAATGATTAAAGACTATATTGGATTTGTTTACTGTATTACGGACAAATCCAATGATAAGAAATACATTGGCAAAAAATTGCTAATGTCAAAAAGGCGCCTACCACCTCTTAAAGGTAAAACCCGTCGACGTATTAAAATCGTTGAGACTGATTGGCAAAAATATTATGGTTCATCTGAAGAAGTCAAACTGATGGTTGAAGAAAAAGGCGCCGACAATTTTCATAGAGAAATACTACACCTATGCCATAAGAAAGGTGAGCTCGGATATTTAGAACTCCGGGAGCAAATCTTACGTGATGTTTTATTGCGTGACGATTATTATAATGGAATTGTCCAAGCAAAAATTCACCGAAACCACATAAAGTCATTGACATATCTTATAGAATAGATTATTATAGTCTAGAATCACAAGGAGATACCAATGATTATCAAACGCAAATCAGCATACACCGGTCTTACTCGGTCAAAGGATATTCCTGTTGACCCACAAGGCTGGGCAATGTATCAGTCAGGTTACGGCAGTGTTGATGAATGTCTTCCGTATCTTACTGATGAAGACCGTGACTTTATTTTGTCAGGTATGATGCCTGATGAATGGAACACTGCTATCAGTGCCGAACTAAAACTAATTGTGGAAGATACTTTTATATGATATTCCTATTTAACGGACCACCCAAATCAGGCAAAGATGCTGCCGCTGATTATTTTAAAGAAAAAGGTTATAAGCACCTTTCTTTTAAATATCAGTTATATAAAGAAACTTGTAATTACTTTGGATGTAATTATGATTGGTTCATGGAACGATATGACGACCGCTCAGTAAAAGAAGTACCTCATATGGATATCGGACATATGTCTTGCCGTGAAGCAATGATCTATGTTTCTGAAACAGTTATCAAACCAAGAAAAGGTTTGGATTACTTTGGTTTGCAGGTGGCAAATGAAATTGATTTATCAAAGGATTATGCTATCTCAGATGGTGGTTTTGTTGACGAATTAAAACCTGTTATAAATACTATTGGTTCCGATAATTTTATCTTGGTCCAATTGACTCGTGATGGATGTGACTATTCAACAGATTCAAGACGGTATTTTAATGGTAAAGTTGTAGAAGAAATTGTTAACTCTTATGCAACACCAATCCAGGCCAAATATGTTTTAGATTATAAGTTTGATGTTAAAACGTACAGGATACATAATAATGGCACGCTCGGAGCTTTTCATAGTGCATTAGAAAATATTTATGAAAAGGAAGTAACATATAAAAATGTCAAAGAGCAAAAGTTCAAATGCGACCAAGAAGGAAAAATACTCGAGTCGGATATTCTATGAAAATCCATATGACATTGAAACATTTTTCGAAGCTCTTGGTATCGCAGCCGACCACGGTAAAGAATTGCAATACGTAGATCAATTTATTGCACGTATGAAATCTGAACCGACGAATGATA